ATGCAAGAAACGGCAAAGGCCAAGTGGGTGGAGGCAATTTCTCATCTGACCGAAAACGATTGGATCACTGATGGGCGTGTCGCGGTGGCTGACCGATATGCGCGCGCCTACGCTGAATATGAACACTTATATCCAATTTCGGTTAAGGAGGGTCCGGTTAAGACTGGCCCAAACGGCGGCGATGTTTTCAACTTCAATTGGTCAACGGTTGAAAAACTGAATGAGCGGATTGCGAAACTCGAAGCCAAGTTGAAAATAGACCCGGCTGATGCTGCGGAGGGTAAGCCATCGCAGGCCAAACCAACGGCGGCGGATTCATACCTTGGGTAATTGCCGCACCAAGAAGTACGCCGATGACGTTGCTAGCGGAAAAATTATCGCGGGCGAGTTTGTCAGGCTTGCGGCGGCGCGGCACTTGCGGGATTTGAGGGATGGCGGTGATCGCGGGCTTTCATGGGACCAAGCGGCTGCTGATCGCGCAATTGATTTCTTCCCTGCTGTTCTCAGCATTACAGAGGGGGCCAAGGTCGGCAAGCCGTTTGACTTATTGCCCTGGCACTTGTTTGTTGTGGGCAGCATATATGGATGGCGCGACCGGGATGGTAATAGGCGCTTTCGTTTTATCTGGCTGGAAACTGGAAAAGGCCAAGCCAAGTCGCCTTTGATGGGCGGGCTTGGTATCTATGAAATTGTCGGGCAGAAGCGCAAGCGCGCCGAGGTTTACGCAATCGCAGAAGATCGCAAGACCGCTAACGTGCTGTTCCGAGATGCGGCCGCGATGTGCCGATCCGGCATACCCGGCAAGGAAGGCGAAACGCTTGAGAACACCAACGGCAACGGCAAGGTCATAATTCGCGGCTTTGGCGACAACGCTTGGAAGATTGAGCACCCTGCCAGCGGTTCAAAGTTCGAGCCGGTGGCAAATAGCGACGTGATTTCAGGCCCAAAGCCTTCAGTGGTTCTTGGCGATGAGATCCACGAAATGAAAACGAACAAAGCGATTTCAATTTGGCGCGCTGCAATTGCAAAGATGAGCGGCGACCCGATGATGATCTTAGGCACGAATACGCCTTCGATGGATCAACAGGTGGGGACAACATACAGCGAGTATTTCCAAAGGGTTCTGCGTGGAGAAAATACGGACGACAGCGCTTTCGCTTACATCGCACGGACGGATAAGGGCGACGACCCGTTCAACGACGAAAGTTGTTGGATTAAATCACTGCCCGCTTTGGGCATTACCTACCCTATTGAGAACATTCGCAAAGAGGTACAGACCGCGCGGGATATGATTTCAACGGCGCTGACAACTAAGCGACTGTTTTTCGGTATTCCGGTTGGTACCGCAGGCTTTTGGATTGACGAAGGCGCTTGGAATAAAATTCAGGGGCATGTTGAAGAAGATGACATGCGCGGGCGTCGGTTGCACTTGTCTTTGGATTTGGCAGATAAAAACGACCTCACGGCCCTTTCAGGATGCTGGGAGGGCGAAAAGCTGGCAGTCAAGACTTGGTACTGGACACGCGAAACGAACATTGCCGACAGATCAACTGCGGATCAAATACCCTATCGTGAGATTGAGGCGGCTGGACAGATTACGATTACGCCAACGCCTACGATTGATTTTGAATTTGTCGCGGCACAGGTGCAGTCGCTTTGTGCGCGGCATGATGTGGCGCAACTGGTCTTTGATATTACCAAGATAGACGACTTCATAAAGGCATGTGGAAAGATCGGATTTGACGTTTGGCGCTATTCTGGACCGGACGAGCCTGCCGGAGTGGGTTTGAAGCTGGTTCCACACGCTCAGGGGCCAAGGGTTTTATTTGAGGGCAAGCAGCTTTGCATGCCTGTTTCTATTCGGCACTTTGAGGACCACATCCTCAAAGGAACGCTTGTGGTTGATCGCAGTCGTTTGACTGACATTTGCGCATCTAATGCGGTCATCATTTCGGATGCACAGAAAAACAAGTTTTACGACAAGAACAAGAGCCGAGGCCGGATTGACGGGCTTGTGACAATCGCAATGGCAGTAGGTTCCGCGACCGCTGACATGGAAGCGGCCAAGCCGAATGAGCCAAGGATTAGATTTCTATGATGATGCTTAGAAAAGCCCGCGAATGGCTGGCCCCAAAGGCGCAGACCATTGATAGCGCTTCTGTGCGTCGCGGGGATGCTGTGTGGGAATCTTTGACAGGTGGCTTTCATAGCCCGTCTGAGACAGCGGCAATGCGTGTGACCGCTGTTTATGCGTGTGTCCAGCTTATTACTGGCGCGATATCGTCAATGCCTATGCACGTTTATGCACGGGCGCGGGATGGCGACTTGAGCCGTGACCAAAGCACACCGCTTTGGTGGATTCTCAACGAGGAGTTTTCACCGCGATGGCCTGCCGCTGCGGGCTGGTCTTTTCTAGTGGCGTCGAAGCTGCTGCACGGCGACGCATTTGCGGAAATTATCCGCGACCGAAACGGCAACATCAAGGGGCTGATGCCCATTCACCCGCTCAGGGTTGAAGCTATTGCGTCGCCTGACGGATGGCGTCTGGTTTACCGTGTGCAACCGGACATCACGATCCTTTCACCAACCCCAGAAGCGCAAGCCGTGCGAACGATTGACCAAGACGATATGCTGCACATCCCCGGCTTTGGCTATGACGGCTTGCGTGGGGTTTCTGCGCTGCGTAACTCCCTAAGTACGGCTGGAACTCTTGCGATCAGCGCGCAGGATTTTTCCGCTAGTTTCCTGAAAAACTTAGGCCGTCCTGATTTCGCTTTAACCATTCCCAACAACCTTGATGATGCGCAATTTGCGCGCCTACAAGACAGCCTAGATCGACACAAAGGGCCAATGAACAGCGGCAAGCCCATGATCCTAGAGGGCGGCTTAGACATCAAGACGCTGACCATGCCACTGGAGGAAATGCAGCTACTTGAAACGCGCAAGTTTCAGGTGGAAGAAATCTGCCGAGCGTTTGGCGTTCCCCCATTTATGATCGGCCACACGGAGAAAACATCGAGTTGGGGTACTGGTGTCGCAGCGATGGGCGCAGGCTTCGTGCGGTTCGCCTTGCGCGACCACCTCAACGCATTTCAGAATGAGATAAACCGGAAATTTTTCCGCACGGCTTCGCGGGTGGCTGAGTTTGACACCGCCGAACTTGAGCGCGCAGATCTTGGCGTGATGATGACAGCGCTGCGCACGGCTTTGGGTCGCGCAGGCGAGGCACCTATTATGTCTATTGAGGAGGTGCGGACTATGTTGCGCCTGCCGAAGCAAATTACCGGCACTGCCCCAGTACAGACCGCCCCGACTGCGCCTGATGGTGTGCAGCCCCCAGAAACAGACGCAGAGGATAAACCCAATGAATAGCAACATGAAATTGCGCATCGCCAACCGTGGGCTTGGTGAATTTCGCGCCGAAGCTGGCGTGATCTGGCTTTACGACGTTATCGCCGAAGACGATGACGACGCCGAATGGGGTGGCGGTATCTCACCTCGGCAGTTTATTGGCGCTTTGCAAGGCGCAAGCGGGCCGCTGACAATCCGCGTCAACTCGCCCGGCGGATCGGTATTTGGCGCGCAGGCAATGGTTACGGCAATGCGCGCGCATGAACACCCAATCACGGTGCAGATTGATAGCTTGGCAGCTTCTGCTGCTAGCGTGATCGCCTGCGCGGCTTCTCATGTCCAGATGGCCCCCGGCTCAATGATGATGATTCATAAGGCTTGGGGTGCTGTGATAGGCAACGAATCTGATTTGCGCGATACTGCTGACTTACTGGCAAAGATCGACGTACAGATTGCGGCAGGATATGCGACAAAAACGGGTGGCAATGTTGAAGAATACCTTGCGCTGATGGCCGCAGAAACATGGTTTACCGCTGATGAGGCGTTAACCGCTGGTCTGGCTGACGAAGTTATAGCGACTAACAACCAAAAGCCAAAAGCGGCTTGGGATTTGTCGGTTTATGCCAACGCGCCCGAAATGCCTAAACCGGTTGAGCCTGAGCAGGCAGAGCCTGTTGATGCGCAAGAACAAGAGGCTCTGCCGGAATCGGTTGAGCCTGACATGCAAGCGATGCGGGGTCGGCAGCTTGCCGCCCGTTTGGCTGCATAAGCAATCTGAGCGCGCCGCGCCAGATCATCGCCGCATAGCGGCACAAACTGACATAGGAGAATTTAATATGTCTATCCAAGCACTGCGCGAGCGGCGCGGCGCGATTGCCAACGCGCTAAAAGAACTTGTCGCCAAGCCAGAATGGGACGCTGCAACAGATCAGCCGATCTACGACAAGGCCATGATTGAACTTGACGAGGTTGACGAGGGGATCAAGCGCTTCAATGATATGAACGCGAAAATAGCTGATGAAGCTGTGATTCACAATGTTGCCGAGGGTGCGGAGCGCGTAGCGCGCAACTCCGATGACAAGGGCATGGCTGTGTATGCTAAGTGGCTGCGCGGCGGCGACAAGGCTCTCAATGATGCTGACTTTGCATTCATTCGCAACACCATGTCCACCACAACCGGCAGCGAAGGCGGCTTCACAGTAGCGACTGAAGTTGCGACCTCAGTAATTGACGCGCTGAAGGCCTATGGCGGGATGCGCCGGGTCGCTGATGTGTTTTCAACGACGCAAGGCAATCCAATGTCTTACCCCTCTTCTGACGGCACGTCAGAGGTTGGCGAGTTGGTGGCGGAAAACGTATCGGCTGCGGATGCTGACGTTGACTTCGGAACTGTTGGTTTGCCCGTGTACAAGTTTTCGTCCAAGGTTGTAGCGGTTCCGATTGAATTGCTCCAAGATAGTTCGGTTGACGTTGAGGCCTTTGTGCGCCAGCGCCTTGTGACCCGTCTCGGCCGCATCACCAATCAGCTTTTCACCACCGGCACAGGCGCGGCACAGCCTAATGGAGTTGCAACGGGTGCAACTGTTGGTGTGACGGCCGCAAATGCGACATCGCAGGTCACGGCAATCACCTATGACAGCCTTGTTTCGCTTCAGCATTCGGTTGATCCTTCCTATCGTGAGACTGGCGCTTGTTCGTGGATGTTCAACGATGCCACGTTGGCGGTATTGCGTAAGATTAAGGATGGTAATTCGCGTCCAATCTTTGT